GCCCGCCCGCCCGCCCGCCCGCCGCGCTGCACACGCGTTCAGTACAAGCGCGGCTTGGCCCTCTCCCCGGGGGTGTCCTCGCCCTGTCGTCGGGGCAAAACAGGGGCAGATGAAACGACCAAAGGCTAGGAAGAACTTGGCGTATCCCCCCGGTGCCAGGGGGCCGCGGGGAAAAGTAGGGGCCGGCAGTTCAGCTCGCTTAGAGATGCCACGATCGACTGCGAGGTGAAGAGCTGCGGGGGCTGCATGGAGGGCCTCTCGGCGAAAGAGTAGGTATAAGCTGCACCGTGGCTGGTTGGCCCCACAGCTCGCAGCCGATATCCAACAGAGCCCTCTATTCTCTTATCTTCTTTAACTTTAGAACGAAGAAAATGAAGTAAAGAGGAGGTATAAGCTGCTTTATACCCCCATCCGCATCGCCGGGCCATCTCATAAGTGCAGGTTGAATGCCGATTTCGTTCACAACCAGCACCAGCTACCTCGGGGCAAAGTGGCGGTTCGGTCGAGCCGGCGCTACTGAACAGGCGTTCCGCTTCCTGAACATTCGTTCCGGTGCAGCGCGGGGCTCGGGCATCGGTTATTAACATCCAAAGGAGGCTCAATGCCCACCGACCCCCCGGTGAACTTGCAGGATGATCCCAGCCTTCCGCTCATGAGCGCGCGGGAGAAGCGCGAGTACGCGGCCAAGCAGACCGCGGATTTCCTCTCGGGAGCCGGCGCCTTCGCGGCCGCCCTCGGCGGCAACGCGGGCCCGGGGGGGACCGGTGGCGACGAACCCGAAGACGAGGGCAATGGCGCGCCACCGGCACCGCCAGCACCGCCCGAACCCGAACCCGTGGGCGAGCTGAACGAAGCGGACGTGCTCGCGCTCGAAGCGCAGGCCGCTCTTGCGCGACGTGCCGCCGTGGCCCGCGCGGCCATCGTCCGACACCAAATGCTCGCGGCGGTCCAGACGGGCCGGCTCGTGGTTCGGCCGGGTGACTTGCCGGCGCTGCTCAAAGCGCTTCCCGTAGAAGTCGTCGCGAGTGGCGAAGCGGCTGACGGCGATGCGCTTGGGGAAGGCGCGTTCTTGGACAGCATCGGCAACCTCGTACCGATGCGGTCGTAGCGCCATGCCGATTCGTTCGTTCAATCTGCGGCCCGAGACGTGCGCCATTGTCGACGCTATGCCCAAGGGCGCGCGGTCTGCGTGGGTCGACATTCAGTTGCGAGCCGGGGCCGGGAGCCAGGGGGGTCACGCCGCGCCTGTTCTGGCGAGCCCGCCTAGCGAGCCGTGCGCTGACCCGGCCTGCGCCGCCGAAGCGCCTCTACCCCTACAGGACTTGGAATGAACAGCACTCGCGACTTCAACGCTGCGCGCGCTCGGCTGTCAGCGGCTACGCGCGACGCGCTCGACGACCGGGCCAAGTTCCTGCGCGCGCTGAAGGTGTTCCAGAAGCAACCGCCGAAGCTCGTTCCGTACGTGCAGACGTCGGAGCAGCAGCGCGTCGACCAGTGGATCAGCGAGACGCGTCGCGGGCTGCTCCTCAAAGCGCGTCAGGTCGGTGGCACGACGGCGGTTCGCGGCTTCGCGTTTCACGAGGTCTACGCGTTGGGCCGCCCGGCACGTTGGGCGACGATTAGCTATAAGCAGGCGAGTTCGCTGGAGATTGGGCGAACGGATTCGCAGTTCCTAGACAGCTTGCCAGCGCCGTTGACGAAGGCGCTGCACGGTCAGCCGCGCGTCATCCAGGGCGAGATCGAGTTCCCGCGCACGGGCGGGCGGCTCATCGCCTACACGGCGTCGGCCACGGGCGGCACGGGAACGCGCAGCTTTGCGCTCACCGACGGGCATATCAGCGAGCTTGCGTTCTACCCCGACCCGGCCGAGCTGTTGGCTACGGTTGAAGGCTCGGTCGGTGAAGGCCGGCTCATCGCGGAATCAACGGCCAACGCGCCGGGTGACTACTTCCACCGTATGTGCCTCGGCGCGCTCGACGGCTCGAACGGCTGGAGCCTATGCACGTCGTGGTGGTGGCAGAACCCTGACTACGCCACGCCGGTTCCGCTGCTCGATGCGTTCGAGCCGACCGACGAAGAAGTCGTCATGGCCACGCTCTACGGGCTTAGCCCCGAGCAGATCCTTTGGCGGCGCGCCAAGGTCAAGCTCATGGGCGAGGACAAGTTCAAGCGCGAGTTCCCCGCGTGCTTCGACGACGCGTTCAACCGCGGGAGTGGCGGCGAGTTCGAGCCGCACTTGTTCGAGACGGTGAGCGACCGATGGGACGGCGCGCAGCCCGAGGCGAACGACATCTACGTGCTCGGCGCGGACCCTTCGGGCGGGCAGGGCGGGGGGGATGATGCGGCCTATACCGTGCGCAGCGTGTCGACCGGTCGGGTCGTGGCGCACGAAGCGTCGGACCGTTGGCCCCCGGAGACGTTCGCGCGCATCATCGCGGACGTGGCGTTGAAGTACAACAAGGCGCTCATCATCGTCGAGGAGAACAACCACGGTCACGCGGTGCTGCTCGCGTTGCGCCACCTCGGCTACACGAACCTGTACTACGACCCCGACACCAAGACCGGTAACTTCGGGACGTCGGGCAAGTCGAAGACGCTGGCTATGTCCTACGTGCGCGAGCTGCTTGAAGCGCAGGGGATCGCGTCGTTGCCCTTGGCGCTGCTGACGCAGCTTCGCGCGCTGCGCAAGGGCGAAGGCGCGAAGACGGCGCGCGCCCCGACCGGCGAGAAGGACGACCGAGCTATGAGCTTCGTGCTGTCCGAGGTCGCGCTGCGGGCGGTGCCCGTATACGTGAACGTTCGCGAAGTGCAGCGCCCGCGGCTCGAAGCCATCCTGTCGCGGTCGCGCGCCGCGAAGTACAAGGGGCGCGTAGGCGCTTGGACTTCCCGCTAGGAGCGAACCAATGTTGAGCCCGTCACTTTTCGCGCTGCTCGTCAAGGACCATGAGACGGGGTGGGAACGCGAGATGCCGCGTCTCCGCCGGAACATGGCGCTGTACGCTACGAAGTTCTGGGCCGAAACCGAGAACCAGGACCGCAGCTCGGAGCCGATTCTTGTCGAGGTCGCGCGCGCTTACGAGATCGTCGAAGGCTACCAAGCAAGCCTGTTCTCGCGTGAGCCCGCAGTTGAGACGAGCGCCGGCCTGCGTGCGATGGGCGACCCGGTGAAGGCCAAGGCGGTCATCAACGCGTGGCTCGCCGACGCGCCCAACGTCCGCGAAGCCGTGGAAGAAGCGTCGCTCATGGCGCTCATCTACCCGTGCAGCTTCATCAAGCTGTGCTCGGCAGACGCCGAACCGACGGCCGAAGCCGATGCGCTCGCGCTCGTCACCGTCGAAGCCGTCGCGCCGTGGGACGTGCTGATCGACGCGCGCGCGAAGACCTGGGAAGCACAGCGGTTCGTGGCGCACCGCCGGGTCATCCCGGTCGAGCAGGCGCGGGCGATGTTCGCCGGGGAGAAGCCCGAGGCGGACGAGGAGAGCGGCGCGGACGAAGACCTGTCGACGGTCGACCTGCTCGGCGGTGACGACGTGGACGTGAGCGACACGGCGCCGCGCGGCAAGCTCGGCGAGCAGACGCTTCCGGGTGAGTTCGCGCTTGACGGCGATGGAGCCGAGGCCGACGCGCAGGACAAGCATATCGCCGTATGGGAAGTCTACTGCCGGGAATCGGGCAAGGTCTACTTCTGGTCCGCAACCTCGCCCGAGTATTGGCTTGCGACGGCGGACTACCCGTACCTGTCCGCGTTCGACCGGCCGGTTGAGCCGATCATTCCGTTCTACTACGGGTACATCCCCGGTAAGCGGCTCGTCGGCTTGTCCGTGCTCGACCGCGTGGCCAGTTCGGTAGCCGAGATCAACATCGCGCGGACCTACCAAGCGAACGCGGTGCGCAAGGTGGCGCGTCAATGGCTCGCGCGAAAGGGCGCGATGGACGAGGAGGCGCTACAGAAGCTCGTGTCCGGTGTCGACGGCGAAGTGATTGAAGTCGACATGCAGGTTGGCCAGTCCGTAGGCGACGTGCTCTCCGCCGTCCCGCACACGCCGACGCCGCCCGAAGTGCAAGAGTACATCCGGCAGATGCAAAGCGACCTGGACCGCGGCTCGATGATGGCGCCGTTCTCGCGCGGGCAAGCGACGAACGCGACGGCGACCGAAGTTACCGCGCTGGCCGCTTACACCGCGTCAGAGGTTGGCCGCTTGGCGCGTCGTCGCGACACCGTGATCGCGGGCATCGCGCGAGCCTACACCGAGATCGCCGCCGTGCTGCTTCCGCCGGACGGCGCCGACCTGCTTATCGCGGGCGAAGTGACGCGCGTTGTTCCTGACGACGTGCTGGGTGATTACCGAATCGTCGCTAACGATGGTGGCTCTACGCCAGTGGCGCAGGCGGCCAAGGCGCAGAAGTTGATCTCGGCGCTGCCCACGTTGCAGGCGTTGGGCGTGAGCAAAGAGGTTCTGTTGCGCGAACTGGTCCACGCGCTCGACCTGAACCCCGCGTTCCTGACCGCGGTTGAAGCTGCACCGGCGGAGCCCGGGCCGGGAGCCGGGCCGGGGGGGTCGCCGCCGCCCAGCACCGAGGCACCGCCGCAGGCGCCGCAGGCGTAATCGCTTCGCGGGCTTCGTCCTTGCTTTCTATTTTCCCGGCGGTTATTCGTCCGTCGGGGGTAAGCCATGCCAGAGGTAGGGGCGGAGGCGTGCGAGGCTTGCGGGACCCTCTACGTTAAGGAAACGAGGCGTGGCCGTCCGCGGGAGTTCTGCTCCGACGAGTGCCGCCGAGCCTCGGGGGCCATCCGCGAGGGGCTGCGCGCGGTCGAGTATTTACAGGAGAAGTCCACGTCGGCTGCGTGGCTGCGGCTGCGTGCCCAACTGTGGCAGGCGTTGAACATGCGCCCGTGGAATCGCGGCGTGGCCCGCGCACGCCCTTGCGCCCCGGCGCCCCAGGGTTAATAACATCGCTGACGAGGTGACCCGTGGTCGAGTTCCTGAACGGCGTCCTTGACTTCACCCTGTGCGCGGGCAGCGTCTTCGTGCTCTGCATGGCGGCTTGGCGCGTCGCGTTCCACAACGGCGAGCTGCCGGGTCCGCGGAGCGCACGATGAGCCACACGCCGCTCACCCCGCACTTCACCCTAGAGGAGCTGTGCGTAACGTCGACCGGGCTGCCGAACGTTCCGCCTGAATCCGTCGTCAACCGGCTGCGCTTGCTCGCGACCTACATCCTGGAACCGCTTCGGTTCGAGCTTGGCGGCAAGCCGATCCACGTTAACAGCGGGTACCGGAGCGACGCGCTGAACGCGGCGGTTGGCGGCGCGGGCACGTCCATGCACAAGACCGGCGAGGCTGCGGACATCTACGTCTCGGGGTTGACGCCGGTGGAAGTTGCACGGGTGGTGTGGGCCCTGGCGCGTAAGGACGGGACGTCGTTCACGCCGGACCAATGCATCTTATACCCGCAGCGTGGCTTCGTGCACGTCAGCTACACGCATCGCCGACCGAACCGGGGCGAGTACATGAGCTGCATCGGCAGCGAGTACACCTTCTGGGGGCCGTAATGCCGATTTATGCGTACTACTGCGACCGGTGCAATCGCAGCTTTGAGGAGCTACGGGACGTGTCCGAGCACGCCGCGCCGTGGCTGCATCGCTGCCGGAGTGGCGGACCGGGAGCCAAGGTGGTTGACGACTGGCCTCCGGGCACCGTGGTCGACGACTATCCGGCGAAGCGCGTGGTGAGCGCGCACGCCAGGACGCCGGGGCGATGGGGGGATGCGCCGGGCTACAGCCGCGCGGTCGGCGTCCACTACGCGAACGCGGCCGATCTCGACCGCAAGGCCCGCGAGCGCGGGTTCTCACACCTCGACGACTACGGCGCGCACGCCGTTGAAGACCGCTTGGCCGTCGAGGACCACGAGCCGACGCTACCCCCCGTGCGCGATTCGCTGCTTCAAGCGGCTGACCAGATCCGCGCTGCGGGGATGCAGCCTACGCTTGACGGCGTTCCCGTGAGTTCGCCCGGGGATATCCGATGAGCTACCCAGGCAGCGCTCGCCCGATGCCGCCGCACCCGCATGATCTGTACGTCAGCCCCGAGCCGTACTTGGCGTGGTGGTGGCTGCTCAACGAAGTGCCCGGCGGGCATGGCCACGCGCTGCATGGTGCGGAATCCGAGGCGTGGGCGCAAGACTCCGCGCGACGGCCGCGCGGTCCTATCCGCCGTGTGCTTGTCGTCGTCTCTGCGACGTCGTTCGACTCCGCGCTCATGCGTTCGGCGACGCGCCTTCTGCTCCTACGGGCCGCGTTCACCGAGCGCGTACCCGCGGTGCTTGTCCTCGTCGGCAAGGCCAGCGCGGACCAAACGGCCGCTGCCCAGCGCATGATCGACAGGCTGACGCACGACGACGGGCTGCGCTCACCCGGCGTCCAAATCACGCTACGGCGCGAGCTGCCTCGCACGCAGCTACGGGGGAAGTCATGGCTTTGACCCGAGACGAGTTCAAGGCGCTGGTTCAAGCCGGCCCGCCTAACCAGTGGTCCGGGGCGGTCGCCGCTTGGCTCGGTGAGCGCGCCCGCACCTTGACGGCGGCGTGGAGACGGGCGACCAAAGGGGAGAGGGCACGCGTCACCCAGGCGTTCACCGCCCACATGGAGGTACCCGTGGAAAGCTACGAAATGGACAGCGGCGAGCGGAAGGCGGCGAAGGCGGCCCAGGGCGCGCGCAAGGCGGCGCAGTCCGCGGACGTCGCGCGCGAGAAGATGATCGCCGACACGGCGCAAAGCCTCGAACGCAACCTCAACGGCGAGGAGCGCGACCTGCTCGCCCAGGAGTTGAACGAAGCGCTCGAAGCGATGGGCCTGCCCGCGCTCGAAGGCGGCGCCGATCCGAAGCTGGCCAAGGCGTTCCTGCTCGTGCTGTCCGCGGCCAAGGCGGCCGGCGTGAAGACCGTGCCGCCCGAGTTCGCCGAACCGGGACAGAACACGATGTGGCTCGGCACGGTGCGGGCGATGATCCAGGATCCGAAGTTCCAGGAGTTCATCGAAAAGTCCGCAAGCGCGGAGAAGGCCGAGGAGCCCGCCACCGAGGAGGCACCCCCGGCGCCGGACCGGAACGCACGTATGAACCTGTTCGCATCGCGCGTGAACAAGGCGCGCTAGAGAGGGACGATGGGCCTGCACACGATTGACGCACCGGATGACCCTGGCGCAAACGCCGAGTTCGACGCTGCGCCCGAGGGCGACGGCGCCGAGGCAGACGCGTTCGACGGGTTGTTCGGCGAGGACGACGCCGAAGCTGACACGGGCGTAGAGGCCAAGGACGACGCGGACTTCCAAGAGGAGGACGCACCGCCGACGGCTGACGTCATGGCGAATCTTCCGCCAGAAGCGCGCGCCGTGTTGAAGCGGCTCCAGGCCGACTACACCCGCAAGACGCAGGAGCTTGCGGCGCAGCGGAAGACCCTGGCGGCAGAGCGCGCGGCGCTCGAAGCCGAGCAGGATGCGGCCGTTCTCGCACCGCCGAAGAAGGCGGTCGCCAAGCGCATCGACCCGGCCACGCTGGATCCGCTCGACCCGGCACAGCTCGCGGCGTTCATTGAGCAGCAGGTCGCGGACCGGCTAGCCGCCGAGCGCGCGCCCGTTGCCGCTGCGGCCCAGCAGCGTCAGGCGGCAGCCGCCGTGCAGAAGTTCGCCGCTGAACACCCCGACCTCGCGGACCTCGAAGACGAGGTTGCCGCCATGCTCGAAGCCAACGAGCACCTTGACCTGGAAACCGCGTACTACGCGGTCAAGGGCAGGAAGGGAGGAGCCGGGGCAGGGGGGTCACGCGTCGCCGTTCCCCCCGCTCGCCGCGCCGTCGCGCGCCAGCTCGGCGGTTCGGGCCAGCGCATCAGCCACAACGACATCCCGGCCGCGGTTCGGGCTGACCCGGTGCGGCTCATGGCGTGGCTCGAACGCAACGCTCGCT